AACATTCAGTCTAGAGCTTCTAGACCGTTCATCTCCAGCATTCTTTGCAGAGTTAGTCCGTCAAATGGAATTTGCATACGCAAAGGCTACAGATGTAGCAGTTGGTACAGCACTAATCAACGGTGGAACAGATGGCGGAAACCGTGCAGCACTTACAACAGGTGCATTGGTTGCTGACTTTGTTTCAGATGCAGCTGTTTCTATTTACAAGGGAACACTTGGATTTGCTCAAAACATTGTTGTTTCTCCAGAACAATGGGGCGCATTGATGGGCTTGGTCGATGGTTCAAACCGTCCAATCTTCCAGCAGACAATTAACCCTCAGAATGCTGGCGGAGATCTAACTGCAACAGCGATTCGCGGAAACCTTCTAGGTCTAAACCTACGCGTTTCACGCGCATTGACAGATGCTTCAGGACTCGGAGACAACACATTGATCGTTGTTAATCCAGATGCTTACACATGGTACGAGTCACCACGCCTATCACTTCAGACAAACCTAATCTCAACAGGTCAGGTTGAAGTTGGATATTACGGCTATGGAGCAGTCGCTACAAAGCTTGGCGCAGGTTCATACCGTTACATGGTTGCATAGTCACTAACTAATCATGGCGGGGGGGTTGCTCCCGATCTCCCCGCCAGTCGTTTATTGAGAGGAATTGGAAATGGCAACAATAGTCACACCAGCCGAATTGCGCTCTGTGCTTGGCGTTTCCAATTCCCTCTATAGCGATAGTTATTTAACAGATGTGATAGATACGGCTGAGTCCGTAATTTTGCCTATGCTTGTTAAGTACTCAAGCCCTATCGACACAGTTACATTGCAAGATAACATTGCAACATATGGAGTTCTAGGCGATAACAATTTTGCAGAGGGTCAGAGCGTAGTCATAACAGGCGTTGGCGCTCCCTTCAATGGCACATTTACTATTCTTGAGTCAAGCAACATTGACATTGAGGATTTTATTGTTCGATCAAGCTCACGCATTTATTTAGATGGGGCTTACAGAGAATTTAACGGTTTCTTTACTGTTGCAATTACTAACGCAAACATTACAGAGAGAAAAGTAATTCCTTCAGGCTTGGCTACTCTTTCAGGCGCTTCTACTTATGTAGGAAACGCAGCCGTAGAGTCAGCAGTCCTAGCAGTATCAGTAGAAGTATTTCAATCCCGTATCGCTCCTGGTGGACAGATCGAAGGCGTAGACTTTACGACTGTTAGCCCATATCGCTTAGGCCGCAGCTTGTTCAATCGAGTGTCAGGACTTCTCGGAGCGTTTATCGATACCGATTCAATGGTGCAGTAATGCCTAACACGATCTTAGATACAGTACGCCAGCCTTTAGCAACAGCCTTTGCAAGCGTTGCAGGCAATGTTTATGCCTATGTGCCAGAGGCTCCTATGGTTCCTTTTGTAGTGACTGTTCCAGATTCACCATATTTAGAGCTTGAGACTATCAATAAGTCTACGCTGCACATTAAGATTAATTTAGTTATATCTGTAGCAGTTGCTTATAACAGCAACCCTGCATCGCTCGACAACCTCGAGCAGCTCGTCATAAGTGTTCTGAAGGTGATCCCAGCAGGGTACACAGTCGGAGCGGTTGAAAAACCAACAGTAACTCAAGTCGGCCCGTCCAATGTGTTGGTCTCCGATATCAGAGTTTCTACCTACTATACACAAACAAACTAAAGCAAAATAATATGGCAACCGTGGTAATTACAGGGCGCGATATTTCTCTATCTTTCACAGGTGGAACAGATATCGAAGCACAAGCAACAAGCGCAGTTCTAACAAAGAGAAATGTTCGTGAGACATACCAGACTCTCGATGGCGAAGCTTACAAAACCGTAAATATTGAGGGAGAGTTCGCTCTATCAATGCTTGCAGACTGGGGTAAGGCTAACTCAGTATGCGAAGCTCTATGGACAGCAGCAGAGACAGCACCAGATACAGACATTAGCATTACACTTACAGCTGCAACAGGCGCACAATTTGTATTTCCAATTAAGCCAGAGTTTCCTACAGCAGGAGGCGCTGGAACAGATGCTCAGACTGTAGACTTTACATTCAAGGTATCGCAGGGATCAGTTACAGAAACATTTAGCTAAAAACTAGAAACGGGAGCAAACAATGCAGCAGCAAATAACAATTAAATACAATGATGGATCTGAAGATACCTATCAAGTCAGACCACCAGATTATGCCAAGTGGGAAATGGCCACCAAAAAGGTCATCTCTAACTTTGGTGGCATGTGGGATATTTTGTATGTAGCTCATTCAGCAATGAAGCGAGATGCAGGCGGAAAGCCCGTAAAGCCATTAGAGACTTGGATGGAGACGGTGGCAGATGTCGAGGTGGGAAGCGATGACCCAAAAGCCATCCAAGAGGAAGCGTAAGCCGACTCTTAGTTGATCTGGCAATAGCGACACAAATCCCTATGTCAGAATGGCAAACAGCAGAAGATATTTTGACCGCAATAGAGATACTTGAGGAGAGGAACAATCGTGGCTGAACAAACGGCTTTCGATAAGACCGAACTTCGTGCAGTCTTTAAGGCGTTGAAGAATATGGACGAGCAGGCAGTAGATGAAGCCAAGCGCCAGTCTGGTGCTCTAGCAGAATATGCTCGTAAAGAGGTGATTGGTGCTGCATCGGGATTACAATCCCGAGCAGTTGCCAGTCGCATTGCAGATGGTTCAAAGGTAAAGAAGTCATCTAGAATCGGTGAGATTACTTACGGCTTTGCAGCTCAGAAGTTTTCAGGTGGTGCAACCACTAAAGATCTATGGGGTGGCTCTGAATTTGGATCTAATAAATTTAAGCAGTTTCCAGTTTGGTCAGGTCGTGAAGGTCGTGGATCTAAGGGTTACTTTATCTATCCAACACTACGCAGAATCCAGTGGCTAGAGATAGCAGAGCCTTAACGCTTAAGCTCCTTGCAGACATCGATAACTTTACCAAGAATATTAACAAGGCCGATAATGAAGTAGTTGGCTTTGGTGACAAGGTTACTAAGTTTGGCAAGATCGCAGGCGCAGCCTTTTTAGCAGCAGGCGCAGCAGCAGCGGCTTATGCAGGAAAGTTAGCCATCGATGGAGTTAAAGCTGCTATTGAAGATGAAGCAGCCCAGGCTAAACTAGCAACCACATTAAAGAATGTGACTGGCGCTACAGATGACCAGATTAAAACTACAGAAGATTACATTCTTAAGCAGTCTTTGTTATTCGGTGTTACAGATGATGAACTTCGTCCATCGCTAGATAGATTGACTCGTGCTACTGGCGATGTTACAAAGGCTCAGCAACTACAGTCTATTGCGATCAATATTGCGGCTGGTACAGGCAAGAGCCTACAGGCAGTCACAGAAGCACTTTCAAAGGCCCAGGAAGGCAACCTAGCGGGTCTTTCACGGCTTGGCGTAGGTATTACTAGGGCTGAACTTGCCACACTTTCATTCGATGAGGTAACGGCCAAATTAGCATCAACCTTCGAAGGCCAAGCAACAATTCAGGCAGATACCTTTCAAGGAAAGATGGCTCGGCTATCGATTGCTTTTGATGAAGCTAAGGAAACAGTCGGATCCTTTATCCTTGATGCTATTACTCCTTTAGTTGAAAACATTGTTACTTATATCGTGCCAGCCGTTCAAGCCTTTGCTAGTGGCATAGGTGGAGAAGGTGGTCTCAAGGCTGTATTCATGGACATTATTAGTGTTGCTAAAACTATTTTAATTCCAATCTTTGAGGGCGTTCAATCTGTTTTTAATAAGGTTAAAGTTGCCGTAAAAGATAATGAAGGAGCTTTCAAGGCTTTGTGGTCATTTACTAAGAATGTCTTAGCACCATTCATGGGCGGGGCTTTTAAGGTTGCGTTCGAAGTAATTGGAACAGTTATCGGAACCACAGTTTCAGCCGTGGGTAAACTTATCAGCGCGTTTCAAACTCTTTTCGAGTGGGGTAGCAAGGTAGCGGGATTCTTAGGCTTTGGCGGATCTAGCAAACCTGCAACTACTAGCATGGCTGGGCCTACACCTCCTTCTAACAGCAAAAACCCATTTGTTCCAATTATTCCAAATTCAAAGGGTTTAATGGCTGGTGGATCAAGTGTTACTAATAACATTACAGTCAATGGCGCTATCGATTCAGAGTCAGCAGCTCGACAAATTGTCCAGGTATTAAATCAATCCTTCTACCGTGGAACCCTTGGCCCAGGAGCGTTAGTCGCAGTATGACACTCTGGAATCCCGATTGGGCGGTAGAGGTAAACGGGTTAGGTGATGTTACAAACTTAGTCCTGTCAGATCTAACTATTACCTCTGGCCGTTCAGATATTTACAGCCAGCCAGTCGCAGGTTATTGCCGCTTTACTCTTAAAAACTTAACCCAGTCAGCCATTGACTTTGATGTTAACGATTCTATTGTGGTCAAGATTAAAGATTCCACAGGTACTTACATTCCTCTATTCGGTGGAGATATCTCAGACATCGATATAGTCGTGGCTACAGGCGAGCCAGCCATTACTCAAAATGTCACAATTACAGCTTTGGGAGCACTATCTAAACTACCGAAGGCATTGACTGAGGGCGTACTTACTAAAGACTTTGACGGTGACCAGATCTATGAGATTTTATCTGGTGTCTTGTTTGACCAATGGAATGAAGTGCCAGCTGCTGAAACTTGGGCCGCTTACGACCCTACGGTAACTTGGGAAAACGCTGAAAACTCTG